CAGCATTTACACTAATACCCTGTAGGGAAAGTGTGTTAGTAACCTCAGTAATCAGATCATTAATAGAAGTATTAACATCCCCAATAAGCGAAGTATTAACGTATGTACGTAGCCGCTCAAGCGTAGAAAGATAGGTTTCTCCGTCCTTATAAGTAAACGGGGCAATATTAGAAATAGGCGGAAGATAAGGAATGTAATCGCTTACCAGATTGTCAACCATTAGTATAGCCTTTCTTAGTAATTGTATTGGTTGGTGTTAGTAAAAGAATCGCCGTTATCCCAAACCATCATAAAAAGCTCTTCAAGCTCATTAATGACCATCATGTCAGGATTAATAAACGACTCTCGATATCGGATAAGCAAATCACTAGCAGCACCCTGGTATCCGCTAATCTGTGTATTACCAGTAGCAGAATCAGTAGTGGTTCCAGTATTATCACTAGTTCCATTTGCGGTATTATTACCAACGCTGTTAGTATCAACAGCGCCACTAGCGTAGTCCTCATTACCGCTAAGCATGGTTTGAGGAGTTTCACTATTAACAGTACGAGCCGCACCAGTACTGGCGGCACTATTGCTACTAGTAGAAGTTTGGTTGTTCGTCTGAGTATCATTCATAGTATTATCAGTATTAAGTTTGACAGTACTAATAGGGTCAATCTGGATAGCTGTGCTAAGATAGAGCTGATTAAAAAGTGGCATAATCTCATTCATCTTACGGCGCATAGCAAGATGCCAAATACCGACAGACTCCATACCAATTTCACGATTCATATAATGATCAAAAATCTTACCATTAAGAATTGGGCGATAATCGGGAATAGCATTAGCGCCGGTGCGAGGCTTATTATCAGTAAATAGTGGGTAGCTATCAAGACCGATATCACCACCAGTAATAATTGAAATACCGGAACTTGAGTCCCACGTTCCGCCAGTTGCCTCAAGAACATCCTTGAGACGCATTGTAAAAACAGCACCACTACTCATTACTATCATCCTCTTCATCATCATTATCAGGAAGATTAGTAGAGGGAAGATTAAGGTCTTCACGCTCTTCATCAGTATAGTAACTAACTTTAATATTAGTTCCATAATGCTTATTAATTCTATCGGCCGCCGCAATACGCTCATTAAGATTAACATATCGCATCATAGATGACTGTTCATTATTAGCAGAAACTTCATCGCTAACAAGGCGCTCCTTTTTATCTTGATTAGCAGAATCAATTCCAAGAAGAGTCATACACTTATTCCACTGACGATCCCTAACAATATCAAGATTAAGAATTGTCATAGGATCAATACCTAGATCAAGTGTCTTAATTCCCTCAAGATCAAGAGCACCATTTACTTGAATATTATTTTGACCTTCTTCAATCTGTCGGCCAATATTCGACATACTAAGACGGGTATTTTCAGTACTAGCAATAAGCTTAGGCCGGCGAGCATTCATAGAATTAATCTCTATGGTACGGTCAAAGTTAGCAAGTTTACGCGCATAAATTCTAACAATATCAATATCAGGTCTACGCATCTTATTTGCCCAAATAGGAATGCCCATACCCATAGTAACAGAAACCTTACCAGCATTATTTTCTATAACATATTCGCCGTCTTTACTAGCACTAATTGTAGTACCAACAAAGTTATTACCGACTACATTAAATGCCGTAGGATTGTTCTGATAATCAAGATAGCCGTTAGTGTTAGCCCTAAGACATAAATACTTGTCATAGCGACCATCCCTATAAAATACAGAAAGCGCCTGATAAAAAAGTGTTAGCTCAAGATACCTAACGTCAATTTCCTCCGGCATACCCTCCCATTTAAAACGGCTAGCCGCAAGATCAGTAAGAAGTTTAATATACATAAACTCAATAGCTGATTCTTGAGAGTTTGCAGTATTAGGCTTATATCCAATAGCATTCCAGTCGTCATAAACACCGCCCGCGCGACCACTATTTCCTCTAGACATTATAGGGTAAGCCCTCCAATTGGTGCATTATCGGCCAAATCAGTATTACCAATATAGTCCGGGCTAGCCCATACTGTAACACCCTTTTCAAAAATACCCCGGATGATCTGCTTAAACCCCTCAGGCATATTAGCAGAAGTAATATAAGTTTCTTGCAGCTTCCAGTAAGTAAACTTACTCATAGCCATAAGAGAATTAGGAACACTTCCAAACTTTCTAACAGAATAACCATAACGCAGCCAATAATCGCCAAGAGTACGAATAGCGGCATTATCAACCAATTTCCATCTAAGACTAACTTGCATATTACCATTAACAAGATTAAATGTTTCTCCTCCAGCCTGACCGCTAGTGCTAGGCTGAATCATAGAGGCATCATTAACTTGCGCGTTAACTCCCGCAATACTATTTTCATAATCGCCTCTAGCAGCCCAATCAGCGAGGCCTTTATTAGTATCATTAACATAAGAAGTCTGCGTATTTTGAACGGTGTTTGCTGATCTAGAACTAATAGTGGAAATATTAGCACTACGATTATTAGCGTCAGTTTGAATACCCGCATTAACACTAGTCATAAGGCCACTTGCAACACCGCTAGCTAGAGAGCTTACAACACCAACCGCTCCACTAGCTCCCGCAGCACTTAGACCCCCACCAAGCATATTAGCAAGGGTATTAGCCGCAGCACCTTGAGAAATGGCTAGGTTATTACTAGCAGCCTGTCCCTGCGTTGCGGCATTTCCAATAGTGTTAGCCTGCTTAGACGCAGCAATACCAGCCTTAGTCTGATCATAACTAACTTCATTACCCCGCAATGCTCTTGACTGCGACCATGCTGCGGACTGTTTCTGGTAGGGAATGCCCGCAAAGTTAGATGCCAGATAGCTAAGAGCACCATTATTAACAATTGCCATAGTTGGAAAGTTGTCAACCATAGTAGCCATATCAAGATAGTCTCCTGAATCATCGCCACCATCATGCCAGTTTGCAGGGAATCTATCAAGATCAGGGCCATAGTCCTTATTGGCAACATCAGCACCATTAACAGCATTATAATGTCTAGGAGTAAAAACAATTCGTTGGTTAGGTGGGGTCAGCGTTGCAAACTCTGCAATAGTCGCATCCGGATCATTCCATGACTCTGGTTTAAGAATAATTGCTTTACCAGTCCACGTAGTCATTTCAATAACCATATATGGGCTAGTAAAAAACTTAGCCTTTACTGTATTATATCTTGCAGGAATAGCGTTTAAAATGGCCGGATCAGTTCTCCACCCATTAAACATTTTTGTAATTTTTGTTCCAGGAACATAATTAGATACATCAGTAGGATCATTAGGCTTAACTGGAAAAACAAATGCTGTCTGGTATCTATCAAGTGTTGGAATAAAGGTGATAGAAATAATTCCTTGACTCACCCAAGGAGTATCTGCAATACTTTTAATATATGTTCTAAAATTTTCAGCCGAGGGAAAATAGTAATACGATGCGCCAGAAACAAGACCCTCAAACGTAGAACCGGGGGCAGTAGTAAGTTTAGGGGCTGTAACACTACCCGCATCTGCGTTCAAATCTGTAGTACTTACAATTAGAACACCCGCAGCATTACCATACTGGCTGGCAGACATAATTTCATTATGTTTAGTACCAATAATTTGATATTCTCCGCCATAATCAATACCCTCAGGAACTGTAAGATAGTCCCTACCATAATTATCAGAAGCATGTTGATTAGCAATGCCAATATGTCCGCGCTCAATATAACAATTACCGAAAGTAAAATCATTTCTAAAACTCTGAAAAATATCAAGCTGTAGAATAAGCTCAGTAGTATTGGGAGCAATATAATTAGCTCCAAGAATAAAGTAATAATAAGACTTAAGAGTATCTCCACTAACACCCTGAATGCTATTCTGAACCCTAAGATAATTAAACTTAAATGCCGAGTTAAATGGAATATTAACTCTTACGGGTTGACCAAACTTAAGATATGAAACATTAGTAAGAGTGTCATTAACAGAAGCATGGCTATCAATATACTGGTCTAGTGTAAGACCTAGAGGCGTGGGAAAATGGCAAACATCTCTATAATCATTATTCCAAGGAACATTAGTAAGTGTTACAGCCGTTCCCTCAGTCCATACGGCATAATTAAAACTTTCACCAAAGTCATAATTATTATTAGGACCGTCAGTTATACTTTTCACTACTATCTCCTTTATTAATACATGCTACCTATCTAGGACTCGAACCTAGAACCTAACGATTAACAGTCGTGCGCTCTGCCAATTGAGCTAATAGGCATTAAGCTAGGGTGGCTACATTTAGTAGCCACCCTAGTAGGTTTAACTAGCGAGTAAGAACGAAGCTCGCAGTAGCACCACTTGCAAGGGTCCAGCTAGCCTTAGTTGCTGCGTTAACAGTAACAGTCTGACCGGTTGCAACAGTACGGGTAGTACCGTTGGTGAGCGGAATAGTAACGTTGGCAGCAGTACCATTAGTAGTAAGAGCAAGAATTGCTCCACCAACAGTCGCGGAAAGCGTAACCGTATTAGCATCCACAACAGACTTAACGTAGTAAGTCGTTCCAGCGGTAATACCCGTCGTGCTAGTAATGGTTCCGAACGATACCGGGGCATTAATAACAAGACCGTGCGAAGGAATAGTAACAAGATCGCCAGTATCAATAAAGGCGATACCTGTTGCAATAACTTCAGTCCAGTTAAGACCGTCCTGAGTAGGAACAGTAAACTTACCAGACGTATTAAGGGTAATCGTATTAGGCGTGGCCTCAAACGTTGCATCCTTAGGGGCGTTATCACTATCAATCTGCGGGAACGGCCACAGCTTAGCGAGATCACCCTGAACAGCAAAGGCTGCCGTACTAGTAATTGACGTATTGTCTACTGCAACAGCATTAATCGTAATAGAAGTAGACGTTTCATCAATACCAACAGTAAGAACGTTATTCTGCCAAACCTTAGTGTGAGTAGAGTTCGCCCCAGTAATGGAAACAATAACAGCATCATTACTACCACCAACAGGCTGCGTAGTAGCAAGAGCAGCAATCTGGTAGGTAGAACCGCGAGTAAGAACCGTAGCAGCAGACCCGGTAAAGTCCGTAAGCGTGGGCGTAGCGACAGACTGAACAGGCGTAGATGCAATCACAATAGCAGTAGATGCCTCACTAGAAGTAAACGCAATAATAGGAACAAAGCGACTAGCACTAACAACTTGGTGGTGGTGCAGGAAGAAATTAGTATTAAGACCAACAGGGTTATTAGCAGACTGCGTTTCCATAACAGTATCAGCAATAACAAAGAAATCCTTAGTAGTAATGATTGCCTGAATACCGTCAATACCAAAATGTTCCTTAGGAATAATAGTCTTACGAGAATTAAACCTAGCCTCTTCAATATTAAACGCTCCAGCGAGAGCCATAACATCCAGAGCAGCATTAGCCTCAGGAGTAATAAAAAGCTCAAGATCCTCAGGCCGTGCAGCAATCGGAAGACCAGAGGGATTATACTTAGTACTAAGGAATGGAAGAGTGTCTCCCATAATACGCATCTGCTTAAGAACATTTTGAGCCTGAGCCTGCGTAGCAGTTCCGCTAGAAACATCGTCAACAGAAACATTAAAGAATCCACCCGCATCATGCATAGTCT